CGCAAAATACGAGCCCAAGTCAACGTAACCAAGTTCCACAAGTTTTTCATTTGTTCTCTTTTTTATAAAGTGTTTTAAGTCATTAGCTGATATACCTTCAACATCACCAGCTTCAAACATTTTGTCAATATATTTAATTTCTAATTTAACCATTGTTTCTGCAGCTTTTATTATATCTTCTCGACATAAATTTAGCAATTGTCCGTTTTCACTGCACATATCGCGGAAAAGTTTACAACCCATTTTACTATGTAATGATTCATCACGAACACTCCACTTCATTTGCTGTCCAATACCTTTAAGCAAATTGCGTAGCTGAAAAGAATACAACACTGCAAAAGCAGAATACAAACTAACTCCTTCAGCGAATGCAGAGAAGACAGCAAGTGACTTAGCAATGCCAATTGGATCATTGCCAGCGTAAGCAACAAGGTTATCAAAACGAGCAGCCGTAGCAGGCTCATGTAAAAATGCTTCATAGTCTTCAAGTTTTAATGTTTCGTTTAAATAACTATATGCTACAGCGTGTATAGTTTCTTGTGACCCAAACATCATAGCCATTTGTTGTATTTCGTGTTTAGGAAACCAACCAACTACTTTCTGTGTCCAATAATCCGATACCGCGCACTCCGTCTGTGCAAAGCCGAGTAAAATGTTACCGACCAAGTGTTTCTCTTTATCATTTAATTTTTCGTTCCAATCTTTAATATCACTTTGCATGGATATTTCGGTGTGTAACCAAAATGCCTGTGCTTGTTTTAGCCAACCTTCTGTGTAGTACTCAGGATACTCAAAAGGTTTATAAGCTACTCTTTCATCAAATAATCCCATTATATATTTATTATGTGTTGTATTGTTGCTAATTCATTCTTCCATGCGTCCATATAAGCCATCATATCTGCCTTTGTTGTTGATCTTGATACGTTACGCATATCATCTAAAATGGATCGCACAAACAAGTCTATTGTGTGCAATTGTGTTTCTTTATCTTCTTCCATTAATTATATACGGTTACAGCTAGATCAATGAAAGGTATGTATAGCACATAAGCTGTTTGCTCTGGTTCCTCGTATGTTCTTGCTCCCAATAATATGCCTGGGTAAAACCCTATCTCAACAGAAAAGCCTTTTATTTTACTTTCTTTATTATCCATAAATTTTTATATTATATTGTTCTTGTAATTCTACTAGTTCAGTATACTTAACTTTACCGCGTATCTCCCAGCTCCATTTGACAAACTTTTCAATTTGACGCTCCGCATACTTTTGTCTAGCTATCCTTTTCTTTTCGAAAGGATTATGCTTATTGTCTCGTCGCATTCTTTTTGATTTTGTGGTTTGTATAATGTAATTCCTGGAAATTGTCTAACTATTAATTGTTTGAATAGTTTCCAACGCATTGGAAAACTTTCGTTTGCTCTGCCTTTAGTTTCTATTATAAAATCATCACCAATAAAATCAGGGGTATACTTAATAGGTAAAATTCTTTTACAACCTCTATTTTTATATTCACCTTTACCATTAGCTTGTCTTTCATATACTTCATTATCAAAATGAAAACCATTTAGTAAAACAAAAGTTTCACCTTCATACTTAGCTTTGATTTTAGCTTTTTGCAAAGCCATATACATATAACGCTCGAGCCCTGAAGCAAAGTTGATACCATCATATGATACCTTCTTTGCTCGTACTGGACCACGCTTCTTGCTTTTTCTTTTATAAGGTAGTCTCTTCATAAACTTCAATGTGTTTTAATGCTGACTCCTGCATGTCTTCTGTATAAACTTCTTTAGCTTTTTGAAGATACAATACAGCATCCATTAATTCTTCTTGCAAATGATTAAGCCAAGCAAACATATTAGATGGATCATCTCTTAACGTTACGCCGTATTTTGCAAAGCCTACATCTGATCTTGATACAAACTTATCTACAACACGCTCAACTACTGGGTCTCTAAATTCTATTTGTTTTTTACTCATAGTGTTTCTTTTACGAATGTTCCATTAATCATTTTACCTTTGCGATTAGCTATTTCATTGTAAGCTGAGTCAATACAATCTTCTATCTTAACGTTTTCAAGCTTAGCTAAATTTGTTAAAACAACAACCATATCCCCGATAGCATCAACAATTTCCGCTGTATCGTTTTTAAGTAACGCAGCCGCTAATTCACCAGCTTCTTCCATTAACTTAACATATTGAGTATGCGAATTACCCTCATCGTATATGCCTCTGTCTTTAGCCCATAATCTCACAAGATCAAATCTATTAGGCACTTCGTTTGGATTATGTTTAGGATTAAAAAAGGCTTCATAAAAAGCCTTGTTATAAATGTAGCTTCGATTATTATTAAACATCGAGGTTTTAGCATTAGCTAATATCCAATTGATATATTCTTTTTTAATTGTAAAGTTTCCGTGAGAAGTTTCCCAGCTTAAGTCTATATTGTCCATTAGTTGGCCTTTCAGCTTATTTAATGGACAAGGGAATGTACTAGTCTGCTCTGTAGCGTTTATTTGCATTTTATTATTTTTATTAATTAAATTTTTATAAGATTGTCTGTCAACTTTATAGCCGTAAGACTTTTGAAGTTCTATTTCTTTGTTAGATATTAAATTAATATCATCACTTGTAAATAAAACTTCGTATTCGTCTGGTGCATAACCTTGTTGCTCCGTAACTCTCTTATTAAGATTACGTGTAACACCAATTTTTTTACCAGGAATGTGATAAATTTTATACATATTTGTTTTTAGTTACCAACACTCAGCTCTGCTTTGATTGCAGGATAAGGATTGTATTTTAATAATTTAATTTCATTAGATTTAGGTATATATATTTCGCCTCCATATTGAGTACACGAATATACACCTGGTGTTTTATATATGCCTTGGTCTAATTGTAGTTTTGGTAATGATCGCTTTGGCCTATCCAGGTATACTTTAGCTTGCTCTAAGTGATTATTATATAAATGACAATCTCCAAGCTGTCCTATTAGCTGCCCAGGCGTCAAATTAGAACCTTTAGCTAACATTTCTAATAGTAAGCCATACATTGCAATATCGTACGGCAGACCAAGAAAAACATCAGCTGATCTTTGTTGCCACATTAAATCTATAACTCCATTATTGATATAAACTTGAAAACCATAATGGCAAGGCGGTAATACCATATCTTGCATATCAGCAGGATTCCACGCACTAACCATTAATCTTCTTGATGTTGGATTGTTTTTTATGCTATACACAATAGATTCAAGCTGATCTACACCATTAAAATCACGCCATTGCTTGCCATATACAGGGCCTAATGTTTCATCTGTTCTACCTGATCGTTCATAATCTGGTCTCCAGTACTTAACACCGTTATCTTCTAAATACTTAAGATCAGTTCTACCTTGTAATATCCAAAGCAACTCTGTTCTTGCTGCATTAAAACTTATCTTTTTTCCTGTAAGTATAGGGAAGCCCAATGACATATCGTGTCTAATCGTTCGTCCGAAGACAGACTTCGTCCCCGTGCCTGTTCGATCTTCTTTATCCAATCCTCTGTCGAGTATTTCTGATATAAGTCTTTTGTATTCATTTTCTATGTTTGTCATAATAGTATTTACAATATTCAAATATTTTATTCCATATTTCTGTTTTGCCATATGTTTCTGGGCTAGTATGTGTCTTGTCCTTATTCTTTATATCAATATACCATTGAGTTGGCGAATAAGCTTTAGGTGCTATTGCTATTTGATTTCTAACACACCATCTATATGCTTCCCATAATTCAGGATTCATAGGCGTATCACCCATATTAATAGCGCCTTTCTTTTTTTTAGATCCACTACCCATTTATTCCCAAGGCATTGCGTCAGCACTTACATCTAAAGGCTCGTGAGGTATAAAACAACCAGACTTTGGCTCCCATTTAAAATGAGCTTCAGCTTGATTAGTACCTAAGTTCTGGAACTTAACCTTTAATACTTTAGCTTTAACAGTATTTTCGTCGTAGTTTCTGTGAACTAATATACCGTGATAGCTAGCATCATACCATTCACCACCACCTTTAATAGAATACATTGTAGGTTCTTCAATTTGACCGTTTTGATTCTTATACATTTTAGTTGGGTGTGCTACAATAAACACTAGTACATCGTACTTTTTAGCAAAGATTTCAATCTTACTTAAGTACTCCATAGTATATCTATTTACATCTTCAGTCTTAGCATCTATATCTCTAACCTTATTAAATGGATCAATGACTAAGCATTTGATACCTTTACGTTTAACTAGCTCAGCGCCTTTTCTAAGTACAGACTCTAAAGTGTAGCGTTCCATATCAATGTGAAAGTAGTTACTGTTACAATGATCTGCCACTTGATTCCATCTGTCGCTTCCAATATCATCTCGAGTCGGCATACCTTCCCAGGTCTTACGCATTAACTTATGAGCGTGTAAATAAGTCGGTTGATTTTCTGGCGACGCAAACGCTGTTTTCCATCCGTAGTTATTATTATATCCGACAACCATCTGATCGACGAAATCACTCTTACCGGAACTAGGAATACCAG